AAGCCGAGCGGATTGCATTCCTATCATTTACTCGCGCGGCGGCAAGTGAGGCACTGTCACGCCTCGGACTACGCAAGTCCAAAAATGTCAGCACAATTCACGCGATGGCGTTCAGGCTACTCGGCTTGAAGCAAGCGCAAGTAGTGGATGCACAAAAGCTTCGCGAATTTAGTGAAGCGATGGGCGTGCCGGTGATCGGTAAATCGCCTGAAGATGATGAAGAACGAGCAGATGGGGATTTCTACCTTGACATACTTAACTACGCCCGTAATAAATTCGCCGATCCCAATGCGGTTTACGACATCTCGGAGAGGCCGGGCACTCGGGCCGAATTCAATGCTTTCGTACGGTCTTACGCTGAGTGGAAATCTACATATGGCTACTACGACTTCACCGACATGCTTGAGCGAGTGGCCAAGACACCTGTTCGCTTCGATGCCGAGGTCATATTCGTCGACGAAGCTCAAGACTTATCACCTCTTCAGTGGGATGTCATCACCAAGCTCGGTAAGCGTGCTAAGGAAATCACTATCGCGGGGGACGACGATCAGGCCATCTATGCTTGGTCCGGTGCGGATCCGCACGGTATGGCAAGATTCACTGAGAAGTTTAAGGGTCATAGCAGTGTGCTCTCGCTATCGCATCGACTTCCATCTACAGTCCATGCTCGTTCGCAAGAGCTCATTCGTCGCATCATATTCCGAGTGGATAAGGAGTTTAATCCCAAAGGTCATATGGGACTGGTCAGACTACATGGGTCGCTCGAGTCGGTGGACATCCGACATGGCTCCGATACACTTCTACTGGGCCGGACGCATTCGGTCCTTCGCGAGGTGGAACAGACGCTCATCGACCGACGTATTCCCTACTTGCGCGAGTCGGGGCGGCCGGGTATGTACCAAAATCGATTCGCCCACGGGATACGAGCCTTCCGTCGGATGGCTAGTGGGGCGACATTATCCGATAGCGAACGTAATGCCATACTCTACATTGCTACCGGCGATACGCGTGCAAGAATGGAACGGGGCGAATACGCGGAGCTCGCCCGAGTCCCGTATTATGTGGCACTTAGTATCCCTGGTCGTGTCGTGGACTTTTATAGCGATGCTGATCTGGAAAGCGTTCCAACCATAAGGCTATCGACGATTCATGCCGCTAAGGGACACGAGGCTGATCAGGTGATCTTGCTAACTGGGCTCACCAATCGCGTGACCGAGACAGCGGAGAAGAATCCGGACGATGAGGTTCGGGTATTTTATGTAGGCATGACTCGTAGTAAGAACGTGCTCGACATTGTGGAAGGCTATAACGGATTTAAATTATGATTAACGATAAACCAAAGGAGGAAGAATGTACGACAACACCAACACCGGAATCCTCGCCGCCAACACCCGGCGCGACAAGGAAACCCAACCCACTCACACTGGGTCAATTAATATCGAGGGCAAAGAGTATTGGCTCAGCGCGTGGATCAATGAAGGTAAAGCCGGGTCCAAGCTTGAGGGCAAGAGGTACTTCTCGCTCAAGGTAAATCCAAAAGACCCGCCCGCAAGTGAGGGCAAGGTCACACCGGAATCGTGGGCCAAGAAGGAAGCGTCAAAGTCTAAACCATTCGGAGCATTCGACGGCGATGACGACATCCCATTCTGAATTTCCGAATCTGGGTCAAGGACTGTACCTGACTATCGATGTCGAGACCACCGGTCTTAACTGGTGGAAAGACGAGATGTTCGGGGTCTCCTTGGCCACGCACGATGCCGCTTGGTATTGGGACATTCGCAAGACGCCCCAAGTGATCAATTGGCTAAGTGATTTGGCACATAGTGATAGAGTAATGCGGTGGATAAACCACAATATGAAATTCGACTACCACTTCCTGCGCGAAAAAGGCGTGGTGCTTCCGATGGCGAAGCTCGATTGCACGATGGTGCGAGCGGCACTCATTAATGAGCACGAACCCACTTTCGCACTGGATTTCCTAGCGCGCAAGTATACGGCGACTCGCAAGGACGAGCCCTACGAAGAACTGGCCCGGATTTTCGGCGGCCGACCCACGCGTAATGCGCAAATGCCGAATCTACCGAAAGCACCATTCGAGATCGTGGAGAAATACGCCCGCCAAGATGCGGTCTGCGCCCAAGCACTTTGGCGTTGGCAACAGGACGAGATACAAGCACAGGGACTGCAAAAGGTATGCACACTTGAGCGCGATCTGATGCCGGTACTGATTGAGATGGAAGAACTCGGGGTACAGGTGGACGTGGAGATGGCCGAGAAGGCCGTCCGTGAGCTCTCCGTGCGCATCGAGGCAATGCAGGGGAACCTCAATATGTCCGCGGGCTTCGAAGTCAACCCGAACCCGTCCGGCAGTATCGCTCAGCTATTCGCGCCGCGACTCGGTGATGATGGCGAGTGGTACCTGCTCGATGGCACCCGGGCCGACAAGACTGAGGGCGGCAAAGCGTCGATCGATGCGGACTGCCTACGCCGGATGAAGCATCCGCTCGCCAAGACGATCCTGGACCTTCGCAAGCTTATGAAAACCCGGGATACCTTTCTTAACGGCCATATACTTGGGCACCACGATGACGGCACAATTCACTGCAATTATAACCAAACGCGTAATGACTCGGAAGCCGGTACCGGTACGGGCCGACTCTCCGTTACGAACCCTGCGCTTCAACAAATACCCAGTCGGGACCAAGAGATCAAGTCGCTATTGCGTCCGATTTTTAAACCCGATGCGTATGCCCAGTGGTTGGGTCTCGACTGGAGTCAATTTGAGTTCAGAGTGGCTAATCATTACGGTCAAGTGCCGGCCATACTCGAAGCGTATGCAAAGAACCCTCAACTGGATTTTCACCAACTGGTCAGCGATCTTACGGGCATTCCGCGGAATGCACAGTACGCGGGCGGCCCGAGTTCCAAAGCCATCAATCTGGGCCTTGCATTTAACATGGGTTCGGGACGCTTGGCAATGGAGTGTGGTTTACCCTACACGGAGGAAAGTGGACCCGACGGTAGTACATACCTCAAGGCGGGAGCGGCCGCGATGGAGCTATTCGAGAAGTATCACGCCGCAAACCCGGGAATGCGCAACACCGCTCAAAAGGCTTCTGCCATTGCCGCCAAAAGAGGTCACGTCCATAGCATTCTTGGGCGACACCTTAGATTCCCCGGTGGGAAGGGTACTCATAAAGCGTCAGGTCTTATTTACCAAGCATCCAGTGCCGATTGCATGAAAATGAAGCTGATTGAGGTGGCTCGGTACTTAAGGGAGCACGAGTGCGGCCGATTACTTCTGACTGTGCACGACGAGATTGGTATATCGCTCGACGAGGACGGATTGCACCACGCGGAGGAGATCGCGAAGCTGTACTGCAGGTTCGATGGCGTGCAGACCCCTATACACCTTCGTGTGCCGATTACGTGCGATTGGGGGGTGGGAAATGACTGGTTCGCGGCTAAGGGTTAGCCGTGTTATAATTATATTCTTAGTAACATAGAGGAAAACATTATGAATTCTTGCAGTGTAGTAGTCGATCTTCAGTACGGAAGCACCGGTAAGGGGCTTCTATGCGGTTTTCTCGCCACCCGCGAGAAGTACGATACAGTGATGACCGCTTGGGCACCAAATGCGGGGCACACCTATATAGATGCGAATGGTAGGAAATTCGTGCATACGCACTTGGCCAATGGGGTGGTATCGCCGTACCTTCGTCGCATACTCCTTGGACCCGGCTCCGTGATTAACCCGGCGGTACTTCTAGCCGAAATCGACGCTTGCAAGGACCTACTCAGCGAGGTGCGTATTGCGATTCACCCGCACGCGGCAATCGTGTACGATCGGCACGTGGAGGAAGAAGCCGGGCCAATGAACGCGATAGGAAGTACAAAAAAGGGCGTGGGTGCCGCGATGATCGAGCGGATCAGGCGATCAGTGGACGCGCCGAATATCGCCGCGAACAGTCCGGAGCTGAGTCAGTATGTAGTCTCCACCGATACGTATCGCCAACTTATCGCCGAGGCGCAGGACGTACTCGTCGAAGGAGCGCAAGGGTATGGGCTGTCGATGTACCACGGGTTCTACCCGTACACTACGTCGCGCGATGTTAGCACTTGGCAGATACTGGCCGATGTCGGTATCCCGTATGATTTAATATTCAATCAAGCATGGGCCAGGGATTGCATATTCAAGGTGCTTGGCACTTGTCGCACTTACCCGATCCGTGTGGCTAACCGATTCGACGAGAACGGCGAACAAGTGGGCTACAGCGGGCCGTGCTACACCGATCAAAGCGAAATCACATTCGCCGATATTGGACAAGAGCAAGAGCTGACGACTGTGACCAAGCTTCCACGCCGAATATTCACTTTCAGTAAACAGCAGATTATCGAGGCGATTCACTACACGGGCGTGCGCGAGGTGTTCCTAAACTTCCTCAACTACTGCAAGACCGAGCAAGAGGTTATCGACATCGTCGACGCGATCGAATCCTCGGGTGCACGCGTGAAATGGGTATCGCTTGGACCCACCGATGCGGACGTGATCGATGTGGACTACACGATGCGCAGACATCGGGTTACTACGATCGTCGAAAGCTTCAGTCTTTACAACAAGGGGAGAAACAATGCTAGATATTGAATCATCCAGTCACACCAACGAGATGAACCCACTGCCTTGGGCGGTTAGTCCACGGGACAACGCGATACTGGTCGACGCCAACGGCGTGGATATCGCGGATTTCACCGTGCGGCACAAATTTCGCGGTGTACTGGCTAACTGCGACAAAAATGCACTGCACGCGGCGCGGGCGGCCAATGCGTACCACAAGCGTAGTGGTGCCGATATTAAACAAATGCAGAGCCGAGTATGTACTTGGGCGGACCGGGTATTCCCCGAGCGAACCGATGGCGCGATTCTGCTCAAGCTGTACGAAGAGATTGGTGAGTACGTCCGGACTCCCACCGCATCGCACGAGATGGCCGACATTTTTATCCTACTACTCGATCTTGCTGAACGCAACGACATCGATATCGCCAAGGCGATAGATGAAAAAATGGCGATTAACGAAGAGCGTCAGTGGGATGTCGATTCACGAACCCAGATCATGAGGCACATATGAAAGAGACCTACAAACGCTACTGCGCGGAGCTTGGTGTAGACCTTGATCAGCTCACGTGCAACGTGCCGTCGGTTTCCGCGTTCAATCTGACGCTAGAACTCGCCGCACAACACTTTCAATTCGATATCTTCACCGAATACACCGGTGATCAAGTGGCCGATTTACTTAGGAGAATGAAACATGCGTCCCATTGATGAAAAACAGCATTTCGATCTAGAACACCTTAAGCGCGATCGGTTTATCGCCGTGCAGACGATGATCCTTCAGCAAATCGAGACGGTTGAGAAGATGTTCGAAAGGCACAAGGATATGGTTCTATCCCCGATGTCCTACAACGCTTGCGGCGGGTTGATCGATCAGCTCAAAGCCCATGCATTTGCTACATTTAGCAATTCCCCGCCTTCACTCGTTGAGAAGGGAACTGGTAATGCGCCCGTCAAAATCACACTAATACACGTGAGGGACCAAAATGGCACTGACACTAAGTGAACAACTCCGCGCATCTCATGTAAAGCGGTGGCACATTGTTAACACTAGCCGTGTGCAGACATTGGCCGAGCATTCGTTCAACGTATCTGTGATCGCCGGCAGTCTAGCGGCTCGATTGCGTTGGCCGGGTCTGCTCGTGTACGAGTCGAAGCTTAATCTCCTTAACTGGGCACTCACTCACGATCTTATCGAAGTGAAGACCGGCGACATTCCGACACCTACGAAGAAGGTGCTGAGCGAGGTGAGCGGAACCAATATCCTCGAACAGATGGAAAGCAAAGTCGATTACGGGGCGATGATGCTTTACAGGCAAATTCGCAACACGGACATCGAGTACATAGTCAAAGTGGCCGATCTACTCGAAGCACTTAATTTTTTAGCTGACCATGCGGTCGGGGCGCACGCGATATCTGTGTACGATCTTCTCGAAAAAGAACTAGAAGAACTGGTCGACGATTTGTCCCAAGGCATGCCCGAGGCGACTAACACATTCCGCGATTTGCAACGTGTCGTGCGCGAGATTCGCGAGGAGATTCATCTATGAAATGCATTGCATGCCCGGGCGAGACGATCGTCACCACTACTTACCAAAATCTGGACGGTATCACGCGGCGTCGGCGCGAGTGCGAGCAATGCCTGTTTAGATTCACAACCCGAGAGTACCCGGCCGATGGCGAAGTCGATCGAGCCAAGACTTGGGAGCGACCCCGGCATCTGAGCTCCCGCGCGAAACCGCGACCACTTGACACATTATCCCAGGCGTGGTATAATCGCCCATCAACTACTATAGAGGACAAAAAACATGACACCAATAGTCTACAACCCCGAACAAAAAATCGAGTATGACTTCATCAGCGTAGCTAAGATACCCGTATTTATCGAGCAGTGCGGGCGGTTACCCGCCTACAGCGAACCGTACGGCACCTCCGATCTGTGCCTAGCTCACGATGCGGGATACGTGGCCCGGGTCTTCGATCTCATTGAGTCCAACGGCTTCGGTACGTACGATCCGATGCTCAATCTCTCGCTCCTCTACAGCAACAGCAACGTCTGGACCGGTGCCGAGATCGCCAAGCAAAAGGGCGTTGCGTGTGCCGCGTCCCAAGGATTTCACCACGCCGGGTATCGGTACGGCGGCGGGTTCTGCACGTTCAACGGCCTTGTGATCGCCGCACTCAAGTGGTATAATGAGAACGGCTCCAAGGTGCTCATCTTAGATGGTGATGCACACTGGGGCGACGGCACGGACGACATCATCAAGGAGTTAGCCATCGAAGATCACGTGATCAACGTCACACCCGACCGCACTGAGCAACGCCCATGGGTTTTTGCGCAGTTCTGGCAATGGGTGGCTGACCTCATCGATGCACACCGGCCGGGTCTCATCATCTACCAAGCGGGTGCCGATGCGTGGGTGCAAGACCCCTTGCGGTCCGGGTACCTAAGCCGCGAACAGCTTGAGTGGAGAGACCGAGCGGTATTTAGTGCCGCGTTGCAATCAAGCACGCCGTGCGTGTGGACCTTGGCGGGCGGGTACAGCAAGCCGATTCAGCGCACAGTCGATATTCATTTAGCCACACTTAAACAATGCGACGGAGTATACTATGGCATCAAGCAAGCCACGTAAAGGCAAACCCATGTCAATTACCGAGCTTTTCGGGGGCCTTAACGAAGTGCACCGGGGCTTAGCCGCTCTGCCGGGTGCTTCGCTCGTACCACCCGAAATGCGTGCCGCACAACGCGGGATGACCGCTCAACAGGTACTGGATCAGTACTCGGACCACGGGCTATTCGGTCGCGACAAGACCACCGGTGAACGCGTTCGTGCATCGATTCGCGCGGATACATTCGCTACCGACAAGAGCCGCGAACGCTTGGCGAAGGGTAATTTTCCCGCTGACGGGCGGGTGGTGTTTCATCCCGAATCGCACACATTGGACGAAGCGGGATTGCTTGGGTTCGACCAAAACGGTAACGGGCATATGCCGCTTGGCGAGATGTCCTTCCACACCGATTCGCTTCAACGGCCAAATCCCAAGATCTATCCGCACTTGGCTCAGCTGTACGACGAGGCGAGCGATCGGTACTCGCAAAGCCGCAACAGCGGATTCTTCGGCCTTCGCAATCGAGAGGACGAAGCGGACCAAATGTTCCCGATGCAGTGGCATTTCGGCGCAATGAACGCACCTAGCACTCGCAAGATCGATAATCCGAACATCGGGCGTCTTGCTTACTCAGCGATGTACGATGCGACCAAAGCGCAGAATTCGCTGAATTTCGCGGCGGGACTCACCGGTGTAAATCAAGTACGCCGGCCGGCAAACGTGATGCTTCACAATCTCGGGCACGGCGAAGCGAATACGGCGGTACCGATCGAGGAGCGCGGCAACGAGCATCTATTCGGACCAAGCGTGACTTCGCACGGATTGGAGGATGAGCAACGCGGATTGCATAACCTCTTCAGTGGCGATTCGTACCTGACCAATCAAGCCATGGGCCTTCGAGCCAAGGACCTAAATCGCATGAACCCCGATCAACGCAATGGGTACTTGGCCATGCTTGAAGCGCAACGCGGGTACGCCTACGGGCCCGAAGAAGTGCGTCAGCAAGGACCGGATTATCAGCTGAAAGACATGGTGCACCCGGCCGATCAGCAAGGATTCCGCGATTTGGCTGTGCCGCACGTGACTAGTTCCAAGGCGAACTATGGCACATCGAGTGTGCGGGGCGCAGTCGGACCATCGCTCATGCAACGACAAGCTGTCACCGAGCGAGCTACCCAGGGACTGATCAACGGCCAATCTCCGCAAGACATACTCGACGAGCTGACAAACACATCCGGTGGCTCGTTCACCAACACCTACAAGCGCGGAGGGGCGGTACATGCAGGACTCTAGTATCGACGAAATCATCAACGCGCGAGCCGACCGGTACGGTCAATTTCGCGACATGGCAACGCTTACCCAAACGCTCAAGAGCGCGGTGTACATGCATTGCCGCACTCACGAGAAACGCATGGCCGCGGACCAGATCGAAGCACTCGACATGATAATGCACAAGGTGGCGCGCATTTGCAACGGCGATCCGGACTACGTAGATTCGTGGGTGGATATCGCCGGGTACGCGACCTTGGTGGCCGATCGATTAAACAAGGACGAAAATGGAAGCTGATACCCACGAATGTACAGCGTGTTCTTGCACGTACTCGGAGGATGAAGGCGGGATACAGGGTTATTTCGGTATCATGCCGATGTCCTTTTGCCCGACATGCCTGAGCAGTGTGATCGACATGGTGGCGCAGATTAACCCACGCGAATGGATAAGTCTGACCGATGAGGATGAGATCGACTGGGAAGAAGGTGGAAATCTTAAAGATTTAATTAAAGCAATTGAAGCTAAGCTCATGGAGAAGAACACATGAAACTTGGTACAAAGCAGAAGAACAAATCAGGGCAAGGGGACAAGAATGACTAAAGAAGAGCCTGTGGCATATATTAATGTTGAACAACGTAAACTTGAGTGGGCTAAACCCATTGTTTGGGAAACACCAACAGTAGCGAATCTGCCAAAAATACCTCTCTACACCCACCCACAACCAAAGCAAGAGCAAGAATACGAAGTATTGGCTGGAATTGGTAAAGGTGTAGAAATTCCTGCTGGTTGGAAATATTATTACATTAAACCAAAATTACCATTACAACTAAAGCAAGAGCAAGACGAGCCTGTGGCTTATGTAAATGACCAATATAGTCGAGATGGGTATAACGATGAAATTTCAAAATTGTTGCCTGTTGGAACATATTTATACACCAAACCACAACAACGCAAGCCGCTGACGTTTGAACAAGTTGAAGACTGCTTTGGAGATGGAGCTACTGCGGAAGAAAACGGAATACTTGTGTCAGCACAATGGCTTCACGACTTTGCCAGAGCTATCGAATCAGCACACGGCATAAAGGAGTAACACATGACTAAAGGGTGCGATGAATGTGGAAATGGTGGTGGTTATGCGTTGTATTGCCTTGTGTGCGCTGAAAAGTTTATAGGTAAAAGTAAAGAATGGGTAGAGTTGACTGAATACGACATCAAAGGTGTTCTAGGATTAAGTGAGTCTTGGGTTGGTGAAGATTGTAGTATTCCAGACATGATTGGATTTGCTAAAGCAATACAAGCTAAATTAAAGGAAAAGAACACATGCATAAATTAAAAGAAGCGGCACAAAGAATGATAGATGCCTTTGCTCCCCATGCAGATAAGTGCAGACCTTGCACTATTGAGTGGCAGAACCTGAAAGAAGCACTAGCAAAACAAGAATGGGTAGGTTTAATTGATGAGGATATGAAAGACCCAAAAACAAGCAATTTTGATTTTATTTATGGGGCAAGATGGGCTGAACAAATATTAAAGGAGCGCAACACATGAGATTTAGCATCAAACTTTTTGAAACACGATATGTGTTGAAAATTTTTTACAAAAGAACAGAAAGATTAAGTGGTTGCCATCAATTTGTTGGGCAAAAATTGGTTGTGCCGTAGCCCTAAAGGAGAAGAACACATGAGAGTATTAATGCTTTGTTTGCTTTTATCAGGCTGTGGTCCAAGCTGTGAGGAGCAAGGAGGGGTGATAGTTCAGCATGGGTTCTACTACATTTGGCAAGTAATTGATGCGTCCAAAGGAATTGGTTTTATGCAACAGTACCCAAATTATGTCTGTCAAAAGGAGAAGAACACATGATTGAATACGACTTTGAAGGACATGCCAAGTCTCAAATTGATAAAGGATTAAGTTATTTAGAAGGTTTTAGCAAAGGCTATCATCAAGCCAAATCAGAATGGGTAGGGTTGAATAGTGCTGACTGGAACGACTTTAATCCATTTATATCTAACGACGTTCATCTAGTGGCAAAATGGGTGGAGAATAAATTACAGGAAAAGAACACATGAAGATCGAACCACACGACTGGCGGCGGACTTTTAACGACTACAAGCAAGGGCTCCTGGAATTCAAACGCCGGGAGCGTAATCATCGCCTCGCCGAGGCCGCATTTTGGCTACTTGGCATATTCGGACTGGGTATGTTACTCGTCGGCATTTTCACACTACCGCTATGAACCTACGACTAATAGACCCACCGGACGAAATCGATGGCGTGCCCGCTATTTGGCGTAAGCGCAAGCCCAAGAGCTCCAAGATGCGCCGGCTTCTGCACCAGATCGAATCGGCCGATGCGGCTCTCGCCCGCGGCTACATCGATTTGGCCCGGGACCATGTGCTAACCGCTTGCGATATGGTACGCGAGCTGATTCCGGGGCCGCGAAATGATGACTGAGTCAGGGGATTGACAAGGTGTCCCACCAGTGTTATAATCAAGGTACTGATTCGCAAGGTGCGATGAAGGCAACACTATAGAGGACACAATCATGGCTCACGAACTATCATTCAAGAAGAACGGCAAGGCCGAGATGGCTTACGTAGGCGAGACACCTTGGCACGGACTTGGTCAAGCTCTTACCGCCGATGCATCGATCGACACTTGGACCACCGAAGCGGGATTCGACTGGGAAGTTAAGCGTGCTCGCGTATCCTACGAGGTCCGCGACGAGGAAGACAATCCCGTACGCATCGAGACTGTGCCGAACCGTTGGGCACTGTACAGAAGCGACACCGGGGTACCACTCTCCGTGATGTCGAACAATTACCAGATCACACAACCACGCGACGTGATGGAATTCTTTCGCGATCTGACCGAAGCGGGTGGGTTCAAGATGGAGACCGCCGGAATGCTCAAGGGCGGCGCGCATTACTGGGCATTGGCCCGCGCTGACGATTCGTTCGACGTAGGTGGCGGCGATCGCGTGCTCCCCTACTTGCTCCTCGCGACATCCTGCGATGGATCGCTCAGCAACACGGCTCAGTTCACTACTGTGCGTGTCGTGTGCAACAACACACTGTCCTTGGCAGTGGACAACAAGACCGGCCAAATCCGCGTGCCGCACAGCACAGCATTCGACCCAGTACGATTCAAGACCGAGCTCGGCTTGGTGGGTGGCTCTTGGGACAAGTTCAAGACCGATGCCAAGTCACTCGTTAAGCGCAAGGTATCGAAGGAAGAGGCTACCCGCTACTTCATCGACCTGTTCTACGGCGAGGAGACCGAATTCGACGCGGCCGATCTCAAGATCAAGCGTCCCGCACTAGAGCTGATCACCAAGATCTATCTTGACGGCGTTGGCCAACGTGCCAAGACCGCCGAGGGCACAGCTTGGGGACTACTCAACGCGGTAACTCGCTACGCGGATCACGAGAAGAACGCTCAATCGCGCGACACTCGCTTACAATCGGCTTGGTTCGGTGCCGGTGCTCGTATGAAGAAAACCGCGATGGACCTCGCACTCGCCTTAATCTAATAACCCGGGGGCTCCGGCCCCCATCACTTGGAGAAACATAATGCCACACTACACACGAAATTACGCGATCCTCAGCATCAAATCCGAATTGCAAAGGCGATTGGCCGAGGGCGCAAACCCCATGGTCATCACCAGTGCGATGCTCATGAACCTGATGGATACACTGAAAAATGCGGAGGTGATCAGCGTTTGGGCCGATCTGTTTAGCGATACGCTGACGATCGAGGAGGACTCGAACGCCGAACCCGAATACGACGAGCTTACTCGTGCCGATGCGATCGACCGGATCATCGAAGTGTTCCTCGACAATTTCGACTCGGACCACTACGTGTCGCTCCTGCGCGGCGAGGTCAAGCCCTACAGCGAGATCAGCGACGAGGACCTCATCGAAGAATGGTCCTACATGTTCGATCGTGGGCTTCGACTCGTAGACTCAGGTACGGAGGAGTAACCATGGCCGAAATCGACGAAGTTCTCTTGGAGCATAATCCTCGTCCGACGAACGATCCGCTGTACGTGCCTTGGTGGGCCAAGGGCGAATACGCCCGGGTGAACAAGACACGCTACACACTCGCCGATGGCACGCTGATCGAGTGCGGCAAGGTAGTAAGAAGAGCCCCGAGGAAGGGCGGGTTGGTCGCGCCGCCATATCGGCCCGAACCCGTGGTCGCGAACGCAACGGAAGTACCGCGGAAGGCTCACGAGATACGTGACGAAGCCCGAGAGGCATTCGATGCGTGCGTGGGTGTGGACCAAGTGTACGCGCTACTGGAGCGTTGGCACCTGAGTCGCGACCTTTGGGACCTGCCGGCACCGAATAATGGGGTACGCAAAATGCGAGTTCTTAACCAAGTACGAAAGGCAATGAGGCTATGACACTATTTGACCCAAAAGTTAACGCGGCACTGGACAAGATGGAGCGCAAGCTCTACTTGCTCGAGGAATCGTGCTCGCACTTCTACAAGTTACACGATGGCTCGTATGAACGAGCACTGGACCACGCCGGGTACTACACGCTACTGGACGCGTACAACCAAGCCCGGCTAGACGCCTCGGCGGCGAGGCTCACCAACCCGCCAACGTTGTAAAGACGCAACATTTGACCCTACTCGCTGTAGGGTCATTCTTCAATATACTTGACAGACTATCCCGCCAGTGTTATAATAGATTTACTCGCTTGCAGAGGGCAATCGAGACAAACACATAGAGGACAATACAATGACACAAGTAGCTACACACATCACAACTCGCCAAACCGTAATCGTTGAATCAGTTAATGGTGGATGGACAACATGCCGTTACGAGGGCATGAGCCAATCGTTCAAGGTCCGCAATTCACAGCTTCGCGACCACCGGGAACTCGCAATCGATGCGACCCAAGCCCCACTCACCGCTCAACTCGTCATCGAGCGTGCACAGGTCCAGGCCAAGGCGGCACTCGAGACCGGCGAGAAGGAAGAGCGTCGCAACGGCCTCGTCGACCCGCTGTACTTGCAGTTCTACACTGGCTACAAGGCGAGCCGCAACGATCGCCAAGTGCGCTCAATCGACAACGGCGACGGAATCGCCCGCGACCTGCGCTCCTTGGAGCTCCCCGAAGTCTATCGCGTCTGTGCTAAAATGCTTGGCGTGGAAGTCGCGGACCTCAAGGCCCAGTACCAACACCTTAACCTCGGTATGCAACGCATGAATCTTGGTAACAAGATGCGCGGCCAACTCAAACGCGAAGCGAGAGCTAATGCACGATAAATTCAAGGGAGGCTCGGTCCTCCCAATCAACGACGAAATGGCGGGTAACTCCGCCTGGAACATCGAAGTACACCACTTGCAACCCGGGGTCCAAATCTCCGGCGTCCTGCATCGTGGTGTCTACTCGTACGCGTTCCATGCCGACATCGGTCCAATCATGATCGGGCAAGAGCCCCAAGTATCTGCAGTATTTGACCCGCGAAATGCAGTCAGCGAAATGCTGTACGACCAAGACCCGAATTGTTCGCGCGAGCTATTTGCAGTGCTCATGTTCGGACTCATGCACTCGGGCACACCTTTCCACTGACTATGCGTCTACCCGAGCAACAGCTGTACGACTGGCTTTTCCGGCGGCTTGGTGGCCGCGGCCTAATCCACCGCGTCGAGAATTCGATCCAAGCCTCTACGCCCGATCTCTTTATCGCAATCGGTGGCCTCGTCGGGTGGATCGAGCTCAAAGCGATCGACGCTTTCCCAGTACGTGCCACTACTTGCGTAAACCTGCGCTACTGGACCAACGCCCAACGATTGTTCCAAGTGCGGCTCGCATCCAACGGCGGCAACGGGTGGCTTGTACTTCGTGTAGGGCGTGAAGTGTTCGTAGTGAACGGCGCATTCGCAGTCCGCGACTCGGACGAATGGACACAAGCCCACTGGCGGCAAAATGCCGAATGCATCCCTTGGGACGGTATGTGGCCGGTACTACTTGACGGACTAAAAAAGAGTGTGTTACACTTAAAAACATGAAAGAAGCCTACCTTCTTCGCCGCGCATCCAAAGCCATCGAGTGCTACGCCACTCAACCCGCGGCTATTTTCCTGAACCACTAAGCGTTCCACCGTTCCATCATGATGGAACAAGTATAGATACACGAAAAACCCCGTCACGACGTATTCAAGGGCATTTTGTACCATTGTTCCACATGCGCGCACCCATGAGGCCCTGGTTACGAAATTCAAATTGGGTAATATGTGAGATGGAACAATGGAACACGAATAGGTAACTGGTCGAAGAACCGCGTGGGAAACGGGTTTTGAGCCAGTGAGTGCGTTCCATGAGCCGTTCCATAATCGTGGAACGATGGAACAGACTCGAAGCGTTTCAGACGGCAAGTGTTGTTTCTCCACCACTATTGGTCTCGCCTGGGTCTCATACGTGAGCGCATGACCGGCTCTTCTCGCGTGCAAAGCTCCTGCATATAAGCTCCCCGGCGTGGCTCTATCTCGCTCAGCGACGCCCGTCGTGGTACTTCTGCGGTATCTTCCTTGGCCTCAAGCGCTGGGGTCGGTACTAATATAGCTTCCCGGTCCTCGCGTGTCTCCCGTGGCCTCCCGTTGGCTTCCTCGAACGGCGGCCTGTGGTCTGTGGCGAAATACGTCGTGTGACCTATAGCACTCGTACGATAGCGTTGACGCTCGGCCCACTAGTGTGCTACACTCCGTGCATGATCAAAGACGCCAAACTCCTTTCCGATATCGATCCCGAAGTACTCGCGACGTACGAGGAACGCGCCGGCATCGACGTGCAAACCCTTTTGAACGCGATCGTCCGCGACCGAGCCAACAAATCACCGTCCGACTCGTCTACCCTCGGTCATTCGATCACCTGCAACAACCCCGACGTCATCGCCAAAGGCGACTTGAAGCTGTACGAGGAAACAAAGGCATTTCGCATGCTCGTTCTCCTCGCGGAGTTCCGCGATGGGCCCCCCGACGCGAAATTCTCTTTGCGATATGCGTATTTGGCGGCCGGAATCACGAGAGCGACAATGCACGACTGGCGCGGCGCCCACAGGGTATTCGACAGTATAATGAATAGTATCCAAGAAGAAATGGTAGATACTATGCGTGCCGAAGCGTATCGGAGGGCAGTGGTAGGTGTAGATGAGCCGATCGTCCACCAAGGCCTGAAAACTGGCGAAACGGTAAAGAAATTCAGCGATGGATTACTGCAATTCACCCTAATGGGATATGACGCGAAATTCCGGGCCAAAGACGTGAATATGAATATGTCTGGGTCCCTAACGACAAACGTAAATATAGAGGGAATCCGTGATCGTCTTGCCCAACGCCTCGCCGCAAAGGCTAAAACAGAATAGAATAATAGACCCGTCCAACATGGACGAGTTTGTGACGACGCTGAATGATGAGGAGGCGTTGGAGCTTTATTATGATTGGGAGACTTGGGCCCGTCCGAACCAACTGATACCCCCGGATGACTGGTGGACGGTGTGGATGATACTAGCGGGGCGTGGATGGGGTAAAACGCGTTGTGGAGCCGAATTCGTACGGTACCATGTAGAGAATAAACTAGCAAGCCGCATAGCACTAATAGCGGAGGACGCGGGCGATGCCAGGGATGTGATGATAGAAGGCGAAAGTGGAATACTAGCCATATCGCATCCGGCGAATAAACCCGTATTTGTACCGTCCAAAAGGCGAGTGGAGTGGCCCAATGGGGCGATAGCCACAATATATTCAGATAACGATCCGGAGACACTAAGGGGCCCCCAACACGATTTGGCGTGGGTGGACGAACTGGCGAAGTTCCGAAATGCCGAGGATATGTGGAGTAATCTGATGTTCGGATTGCGACTTGGGCAAAGGCCGAGGGTGTGCATAACCACGACTCCGAAGCCAATACCAATTGTGCGCAAGCTGATGGAGGATGACCGGACGTTTCTGACGACTGGTACGACGCACGAGAATTTCGTAAATCTAGCACCTACATTTCGAGACGAGATCATATCCCAGTACGAAGGGACGCGAATAGGAAGACAGGAGCTCTATGCTGAGGTGATCGATCCCGAGGACTACGGTATCATCAAGCGCGAGTGGTTCAAGCTGTGGCCCGCGAGAAATGCGGCGGGGGATGAAATGCCACTGCCCGAGTTCATCTATGTACTGCAGTCTTATGATTGTGCGTACACGGAGAAGACGATCAACGACCCGACGGCGTGCTCGGTGTGGGGAATATTCAGGCCAACGGACGACAAGCCGCTGTGCGCGATGCTACTGGATTGTTGGGAGGATTTCCTGTCGTATCCCGATTTACGGCCAAAGATCATCGACGAATACGAGGCGGTGTATGGCGATCCGGGCAAAAAGGTAGACCTAGTGCTAATCGAGGAGAAGGCGTCGGGCATTAGCATACTGCAGGATTTGGGTCGTGCCGGTATTCCGTGCCGCGGGTACAATCCGGGCAAAGCCGATAAGGTACAGCGTTTGCATTTGGTGGCAAATATCATAGCCCACGGACGCGTGTACGTACCGGAGTCACTTCACGCCAAAGGCTACCCACGAGACTGGGCAGATAAGCTAGTGAGCCAAGTG